AAAAGAATTACAATCGGCTAAGGTCAAGGGTAGACCGAAAAAGGTAGAACATGAGCCAGAACCTGAAAGCAATTCTTGATGCTGAGATTAATGATGCTCTCGGTTATGTAGACACCGAAACCATCGACCAGAGAACGGAGGCTCTACAAGCCTACCTCCGTCAACCTTACGGCAACGAAGTCGAAGGTAAATCGCAGATTGTCACTGGCGAAGTTGCAGAGGCTATTGATGGTGCTTTGCCTCCGCTGGTTCGCATCTTTAGCGCATCTGATGAAGTGGTGCGTTTTGATCCTAGAGGCCCACAAGACGAGCGTGGTGCAAAACAAGCCACTGACTACTGTAACTGGGTCTTTCAGAAAGAGAACCAAGGCGTTTTGATTCTGCACGATTGGTTTAAAGATGCTCTGATGCAAAAGGTCGGAGTGGTCAAAGCCTACTGGGACGAGTCTGAAGACTTGACCACTGAGAAATATCAGAACCTCAACGATGACGAACTGGCGATGTTGCTCAGTGATGATTCAGTTGAGATTACTGAGCAAGAAACGCTGACTCAAGAAGTCATGACGATGATGGGTGTTGTCGCTGTCAATACCTACAATGTCAAGATTCAGAAGAAGCAAAAGGTTGGTCGTGTTTGCATTGAGAACATTCCTCCCGAAGAATTCCTAATTAGCAAACGAGCAAAGACTGTTCAAGACTCTCCGTTTGTCGCTCATCGCAGATTGATGACTCGCTCTGACTTGGTGGCGATGGGCTTTGACAAGTCTGTTGTTGATTCGTTGCCCACCAGTGACTCACTCACTTTCACTGAAGAACGACTGGCTCGATTCTCCAATGGTGAGCAACCTACTGATCCGTCCATTGACTTCTCCATGCAGACAGTCGAGGTTTTTGAGTGTTATATAAAGGCAGACACCGATGGCAAGGGAATCGCATCACTCAAACAAGTTTTCTATGCGGGTAACGAGATACTTTCAGAAGAAGAAACGGACTATGTCCCGTTTCATTCCCTGTGTCCGATACCAATCCCACACAAATTTTTCGGTAATAGCCTTGCAGATCGGACAGTTGACCTTCAACTTATCAAGACCACCATCACCCGTCAGATTCTGGATAACCTTTACCTGACGAACAACGCAAGGGTCACAGCAGTTGATGGGCAAGTCAACCTTGATGATTTGCTGACCTCGACCGCTGGTGGTGTGATTCGGGTGAAGTCACAAGGTGCTGTGAGCCAGTTGAATGTGCAAGCCGTGGCTAACCAAGCCTTCCCGATGCTGTCCTATCTGGATCAGGTTCAGGCTAAACGAACTGGCGTAACGGATGCCTCTCAAGGTCTTGATCCGAGCATTTTGCAGAATGTGACTGCCGCCGCTGTTGCGTCCATGCAACAAGCCTCTGCTGGCAAGATCGAGATGATTGCTCGAATCTTTGCGGAGACTGGTGTTAAGTCTCTTTTCCAAGGGATTTTGCATCTGTTGTGCAAGTATCAGGACAAGCCTCGCATGATTCGCTTGCGTGGTGAGTATGTCAGTTTTGATCCGAGAGAGTGGACGAACCAATACGATGTGGATATCAATGTCGGGTTGGGTGCTGGTAATCGTCAAGAGCAAATGGCGATGTTATCGATGATTCTGGCTAAACAGGAACAGACTCTGGCGCAATTTGGTCTGAGCAATCCTTTGGTAAGCCTGACTCAGTATCGGGCGACTTTGGGTCGGATGATTGAGGCGGCAGGGTTCAAGGATTCTGCTGAGTTCTTCAAGCCGATTGACCCGATGTTTGAGCAACAGATTGCCCAGCCTCAACCTCAACAGGTTGATCCGATGGTTCAGGCTCAGATGGCGAAGGCGCAAGCAGATATTCAGGTCATGCAAGCCAAGGCACAAGCAGACATTCAGTTGGCTAGAGAAAAGGCGGCTGCTGATCTGCAACTTCAGCAACAGAAGTTCATGGCTGAGATGGAGATGCGCCGACAAGAGTTTGAAGCGGAAGCCCAACTCAAAGCGATGAAGGTTGGTGCAGGCATCACTTCTAATGTGGAAATCCCAGGATGAAACCAACAGAAATCATCACGGAAGACGCTAACAGGAATGGCGTAGACCCTGCGCCTATTCTGGACAAGATTGCACGATCCGTTAAGTCTGGAAATGGAATCATTCTGCAATCTGGCGATACTGTCTTGGTGATTCGCAAGTTTGCACAAGGATTGGCTGAACTTCACTTGTTTACGGCTGATAGCCCGATGGCAATGGTCAAGGCGTTGCGTGAGTTTGTCAGGAAGATTCAAAACTCAGACCTTACCGCTGTTTACGGGAACGCAGACAACGCTCAGATTCTGCAAGTTCTGAAAAATCTTGGGGTTGATGTTCAGAGGTCTGATTTGCCAGACTACAACTGGAAAGCATTGGTGTAAAGGATAGATCATGGGTGCAGTTACTTCAGTTGTTGACACAGTTGCTGACACTGTTGGTGGTGTTGTTGAAGCCGTTGGAGATGTTGGTAGTTCCATTGATGACGCAGTTAACGATGTAGTGCCAGGTGGTTGGGCTACTGTTGCAAGCATTGCTGTTCCAACTGCTGCGCCTTACATCGTTGCCGCCAATACTCTTGACCAAGGTGGAAGCCTTGAGGATGCGCTAACCAACGCCGCTATCAGTTATGGAGTTGGTCAGATTGCTCAAGGCTTTGGAGGCGATACCACTGGCTTAGACATGGGTGAAGTAATCCCCGCTACTCCAGCCCAATTAGAGGGTCTATATCCCGCTGGTGGGACTTTCTTGCCTCCTACTATTGACACGACTGGTCTGGATATGGGTGATGTGATCCCGACCACTCCGATGGACATAACAAGCGTGATTCCAGAGGCAACGCCTGTTGCACCTTCAACGACTTTGCCCATTGAAGCCCAAGACCCATTTGGATACAAGCCTCCTATTTCTTTAGATGCCAAGACCGCTTTGAACTTGGCAAACTTGGGATTGACCGCTAATGCGATCTTGAATCCTCCTGATCTAAACATGGGTGGAACTGGCCCGATGTGGAACGAACTTCAACCAATTCCTGAAGGTTGGAGTCCACCTGTTTACCAGACCGAGTTCACTCCGATTGACTTGGCTAGTATCTTTCAAGGCGCAGACTTAACAGGAACGCAATGGGCTAACCAGATGCAACCTGTTCAGTTTGCTCCAGCCCCTACAATGCAAGACTTAACAAACATTTTGCAAGGGATCGATTTTGGACAAACCGCAACTGGCAATCAATCTGTTAAGGGATGATTTCTTCAAAGGTGAGATGGAACACCTGAAGCAATTGGAACTTAACAAGATTGAGAATAGCGAACCAGATGATGTTGCAACGAGGGAGTTTGCATATTCCAGACTGAACGCTATAAAATATGTTTTAGGGCACTTTGAATCGCTATCAAAATCGAAAGAGATTGAAGCGAAAAAGTGGAAAATCCTATAGCCGTGGCAGTCGGTTACTGCTGAAAATTTGGGAATGAAATGAGCGAAAACACGACTCCGAATGGAAGTGGAACGCTATCGGTGGACACAGCCGTTAACGCATTTATGGGTTTGATGGATAGTTCGGAAGAAGCCCCACAGGGTGAATCGGAAGAACAGGAAGTCACTCAGGAAGCGGAAGCGGTAGACGAAACTGAACAGGTAGAGGAACAAGCAGAAGAACAAGAGCAACCGACCACTTTCCGTGTCAAAGCGGCAGGGGAAGAACGGGAGGTCACTCTTGATGAACTGATTGAAGGCTACCAGTTGGGTGCGGATTACACCAAGAAAACCCAGTCGCTATCCGAACAACGCAAGGCGGTGGAAGCCGAACGAGCGAAGATCGAAGAAGCGGCGAAACTTAGAGATCAGTATGCCCAACGCTTGCAGTTGATGGAGAAAATCCTACAACAGCAAAACAAGGGCGAAAATTTGGAAGTTCTGAAAGAAACCGACCCGATTGGTTATGCCGTGAAGGTCGCTGAACAGGCTCAACGAGATAAACAGTTATTGGCATTGCAACAGGAACAGCAACGCATTGCACAACAGCAACAAGCGGAGCAAGCCGAGAGATTGCAAAGTCACATCGCTGAAGAATCCCAGAAGTTAGCGAAAGCGATTCCTGGGTATGCTGACCCGAAACAAGGCGATCAGATTCGCAAAGACATTCGGGAATATGCAAAATCTATCGGTTGGACTGATCAGGAACTTGCCAACATTTATGACTCTAGGGCTGTGCTTTCTCTGTATCAGGGGATGCAATATGCCAAACTTCAGAGTAAGAAGCCTGAAGTCACCAAGAAGGTGAATGAGGCTCCTAAGACGATGAAAACAGGCGTATCGCAACCTCGAAATGCTGAGAGTGATGCACAGAAAAAGGCTCTGGCGCAGTTGAGGAAATCTGGAAAAGTGACCGATGCTGCACTCGCATTTCAACGATTCATAACCTGAAGGAATCAAAATGGCAACTTATCAAACCTACACCGCTATTGGTCAGCGTGAAGACCTGAGCGATGTGATCTACAACATCAGCCCGACTGATACCCCGATAATGTCATCGATTGGCAAGACCAAAGCAACCGCTGTTTACCACGAATGGCAAACCGACTCGCTGGCTGCTGCTACCGTGGCAAACGCTGCTGTTGAAGGTGATGACGCAACCGATGCCACCATGTCGCCCACTGTGCGTGTTGGTAACTATACCCAGATCGTGCAGAAAACCATCAAAATCTCTGGCACTTTGGAAGCCGTTGACAAAGCTGGTCGCCGTTCGGAAAAGGCTTACAACTTGGCTAAAGCCTCTGCCGAGATCAAGCGTGACATGGAAACCATCATCACTGCCAACCAAGGTCGTGACGCTGGCTCTTCATCGTCTGCTCGCAAACTGGGTGCTCTGCTGTCTTGGATTAAGACCAACACATCCAAGGGCACTTCTGGCACTGACCCCACCACCATCGGCGTTTCTACCCGTTCGGATGGTGCTACCCGTTCGTTCACCGAAACCATCCTGAAGGATGTGATTCAGAAGGTGTACACCGCTGGTGGCACTCCCAAGGTGTTGATGGTTGGCGCATACCAGAAGCAACAAGTGTCTGCGTTTGCTGGCATCGCTGCCCAACGCTACATGGCTCCTGGTAACGAGCCGACCACCATCATCGGTGCAGCCGATGTGTACATGAGCGACTTTGGTACTGTGTCGGTTGTTCCCAACCGCTTCATGCGTACCCGTGACGCTCTGGTGCTCGACCCCGATTACGCTGCTCTGGCGTATCTGCGTCCGTTCGCCACAAACGAACTGGCAAAGACTGGTGACAGCGAGAAAACTCAGATTCTGGCTGAGTTCACCTTGGAAGTCCGCAACGAAGCTGCTCACGGCATCGCTGCTGATTTGGCTGTTGCCTGATCAATGACAACCTAAACAGGGGAGGGGCTAATAACC